GGCTAAAGTAAATGAGCTACCAGTCAAAAATTATGCAAGAAAATCCAATAGGATTTTGGAGACTTGACGAGAGTAGCGGAACTACAGCATATGATTTTTCAGGATGCTCAAATAACGGAACTTACTCTGGAACCTTTAACTATAATATATTGCCTCTAGTTTCTGGTGGCACAAGAGGAACTTTAATCACAAACTCTTCTTCTATATCTCTTCCAGTAACTAAAAACTATTATGCTGTTACAGCAACAGAAGGTCTAGCAACTAAATATACAAGCGATAACGATTTTACGCTTGAAGCCTGGATTTATCCAATGTTTTATGGATCTTCTAACGATATACAAAAAATATTTGGTTCTTCTGAAACTGGAATATTTTGGCAAAAAGGAAATATTATTTTTAAGGTTGGATCTGAATCCGTAGAGTATAGCCTGCCATATATTAAAAAATCAATTTACTTAGTTGCAGTATATACAACCAGGTCTATTGTAATTTATATTGATGGTATACAGGCAGCCTCAAAAACTTTATCTAATTTTAAATTTTCTGCAACAAATTTTGAGCCATCAATAGGTCCTTGTAATACTGCACAGGATTCTTTTATAGTTGATGCTCCAGCAATATATAGATATGCATTAACAGATGCTGCTATAAAAAAACATTATATAGATGGTAATATCACATCTCCAGCAATTCAAGTTGTATTTCCAGACGAAGGAGTTTTGTTCTCTGGTACTGATGCAAATATAAGATCTACCTATGAGTACTCTTATCCAATTAATAAAAAATGGGAAGACATTTTATCTTCTAACACTTATTATGATAATGAATCTAGGTACGTTTCTTTTTATTCTGATTTATCTGGAGCACAAACATTTGTATATCAAGACTCTGTTTTAATACCAAATAGTTTAGGTCTAACTACATCTAAAATTGAATGGAGAGATTCCGAATTAGTTTCTGTTCGTTCAAGCGTAGATGGCATTAACTGGCAGGTCTGTACTAATGGTAGCCCAGTACCTCAGTATAAAATTGGATCATTTTCTTCAGAATATAAACTGTATCTTGAAATTACAATGACAACAACAGATGTTGCAAAATATAAGCCTAGGCTATCATTTTTTTGCGTAAGTTTTTATTCAGATAGAACTTTATACGCAGACAACTACGGAGACAAAATTACTTCAACTTCTGATTATAATTTATCTTCAATCAGGTACCCAGTATTGTCAAGAAATTATATGAATGGAATTAGGCCCTTATCAGACAAATTTACAATAAACACCCTATCAGATATAAAATCAATAGAAATGATTTACACTCCTACCGCAACTATCGGAAATGGGTTGGTAAATGGATTATCATGGAATAATAGCGGAGCAATAACAAAAAGTAATATAAGCAAGATATACATCAATAACGTAGATATTTCAACCCAATCAAATATATCATCATATTTAATCCCAGAGCAGCCACACCACATAGTGGTTGTTTTTACATCACCAATTACAGGGGCCATAGACCTAAATGTTGGTGGCGGACAGAACTTATATAAAAATATAGCAATATACCAAAAAGAAATTACTGGCAGTATTTGTGACACCCACTTTACCTTGTATACTGGGCAACCTCAGTCTAGCTTAACAGAGCCAGTCGTAACCCTGACAGATAGTGAGCTAAAATACTATAACAATGACTGGGTGGTTATCCAAAGCGTATAATTTGAACATTTTGATGACAAAATGTAGACTTATGTATTAAAGAATGGTATCATATTATCCTATGGATATTAAAAGATTAAATCAGACTACTGTTGAAGAAACAACACTTGGCATATATGTTTGGGAAATGCCAGACGGTAGATGGATTGGAGATGACGATGGCAATTTTCTTTCGATCACGTCAAAAAAAGGCAATAGATCCAGAATCGATGCTTTGGCTAGAGAAGTTCGCTCATACGGCATATATGAGGGCGGGCCTAAATTTCTTTCTAACAGAAGAAAAATATCAGACGAAGAATTTGAACACCAAAAACAAAGACTTGATTGGGGACTAGTTCCAGATCCTTTGGATATTGGAAACTATAAGGATGAAATGAGAGCCTTAAAAAATGGGGGAAATAAATAATGGAATTTATTGAAGACGATAATGAAATGCAAGATTCTATTAATATATCTAATGTAGCAGACTGGATGAAATTTAATGCGCCAAGTGCATCTACAGAAACAGACCCATTTAAGGTAGACGGAGAAGAATTACGAAAAATAAATGGACTAGGCTCCTCTTTTCGTAGAAAAATGGGAAGAGATCTTCAAAAAAGATTTGTTGGTATAGACGGAACTGCAACACAGCAAAACTTGTTAGCCCAAGCAATTACTGGCTACGCAATGTTTGATTTAATTGAACCACCTTATAATTTAGAATATCTTTCAAAAATTTATGAAATCTCTCCATACAATTATGCAGCGATAAACGCTAAGGTTTCAAACATTGTTGGCCTTGGTTATTCTTTTGAGGAAACAGGAAAAACAAAAGATGCGCTAGATGAAATTGATGATCCTAAGCAGCTTGAAAGAGCAAGAAATAAAATTAATAGAATTAAAAGAGACCTAGAGCAATGGCTAGAGTCTGTAAATGAAGAAGAAACATTTACTGAAACGTTAGTAAAGGCTTATGTAGATTTAGAAGCAACTGGTAATGGATATATTGAAATCGGAAGAACTGTTGCTGGAAACATTGGATATATTGGACATATCCCAGCAAAAACTATGAGAGTTCGTAGACTACGTGATGGCTTTATTCAATTGCTATATGGCAAGGCTGTATATTTCAGAAATTTTGGAGACACAGATTCTGAGAGAAAGCTTCTTGAATTTTTTCAAGTAGGGCTTAAGGGTAAAAACCATAGATCTCTTTACATACCTTTGCCACCAGATTCTCCAGACTCAAAAGTTGAATTTAAAATGGAGCCAATTGAAGCTGGTACACAAGAAGGATCTTTTAATACATACAGACTGTCAAACAGAGACGAGATATTACTTGCCCACAGAGTTCCTATTAATAAGGTAGGAACCCCAGCTGGAGTAAATCTTGCAGTAGCTAGAGATGCCGATAAAACATTTAGAGAACAGGTCTGTGGCCCAGCACAAAATAATTTAGCAAAGAAATTAAATAAAATTATTGAAGAAAAAACAGATGCTTTATTAATTAAATTTAATGAACTTACCCTTACTGATGAAGACACTCAGTCAAAAATTGATGAAAGATATTTGCGTATGCAGGTAATTACCCCTAATGAGGTTAGAATTAGAAAGGGTATGATTCCAATTGAGGGGGGAGACGAGGTCGTTGATTTAAAGGCTGATGCGGCAGCTGAGCAGGTTGCACAAGCTGGAAAAACCAGGACTAGAGATTCTGAGCGATCTGCAAATTCTCCTGATAAATCTGGGGAGGGTCGTAATGCTAAAGGCGATGGGCGGTCAGCAGAGTAATATCTGCTCGACTACTTATTTGCGTTATATAGTATAACGGTATAAAATTAAGCATATGAATATAGAAAAATCCTATTGGTCTGCCAATGGCGAAAGCATTCATCTCTCAGTTCCTTTTACAAAGTTCGTGAGATGCACACACCTCTTGCTGTTGGAAAGGTTGTTTCTTTTAAACCAGAAACATTCTATGATCCAACCACAAAATCTTTTTATAGCGGAGTGTATGTTGATGCATACATTTCAAAGGGTGCACAAGATACATGGGAAAAAGTTCTAGATGGTACTCTTTCAGGATTTTCAATCGGCGGAAAAATTAATGAGTCTGACAATGAAGTAAATAAAGCTACTGGTCAATCTGTTAGATTTATTAAAGACTATGATTTAATTGAACTTTCAATTGTTGACTCACCAGCAAATGAACTATGTAACATTTTGTCTATTTCAAAAGTTAACGGACAGTTAGTTTTTAAAGGAATAGCAGCAGATGTTAAAATGGAAAATATTTTTTATTGTGCAGAAAGTGATTCTGTTTTTATCTCAACAGACAAAACTTATGTATCACCAGTTACAAATAAACCAGCAGAATTAATAGGTTGGGTAGAAAGTAATGATGTAAATAAAGCAAAAGAGATAGATAAAATTCTTGATGCGTACAAGCAATCAAGAGTGTCGTTGCCTGAAACACAAACAATTGCAAAACAGGCAAACGCAGAAGGAGGTAATGAAGTGTCAGAAAACACAGAAAACGTAGTT